TATGCGTTCCCATTGCGTGGTAAGGTGTTAATTACTCTTGTTGAAGCGTCCATAAACCTACGTGCGTTGTCAAATGTTGTTGCATGACTCATATTATCTATTAACACATAAGCACGATTAATAGTATCAATAGTTGCTCTGCTTTGTCTAGGTGGTTCTTGTAATCGCGGATACGTTTGTAGCCATACTTGGTTTCGTTCTTCCCTGAGAACTCCTCGTACACTTTCTGGCAAGCTAGCAATTAGTACGTCTGTTTCATTTATCAAGCCAATTGCTTCAATCATAGTAGCAACATTAGCTATTCCTGCTATTAACGCATTGACAGTATTAATAGTATAATTAATATTACTAGTAGGCATTGAAATACGCATTCGCAGGTGATGTGGTAGCTCTGGTTCTATAGATGCTTTACAAAATGGACAACTTGGATTAGTGGCATTCCATTGTTCAATACACTTTCTATGAAATTTATGACCACAACGGAGCGTTTTTGTAAGTCTTGGGTACAACATAGTACCATAACATATAGGACATTCTTCAAGATTTGGATTTGCTAACGCTTTTCTAAATTTTTTTTGAATTCTTCTTGTAGCACGTCTTTTTGATAAATCTGCTAGCGCTTGTGTTCTTCTTTTTCTTTTTCTGAACGTTTTTTGAATATGTGTAACTACTTTTGTTCTTGGACTTAAAGACGCTAGTCTTGGACTTAAAGACGCTAGTCTTGGACTTAAAGCCGGTACTGTTGGATCTAAAGCTGCTAATTCTTCTACAGGTGCTGGAGCTATTCTATAATTAGCTCTCCTTGTTGTTAATCTATTTCCAATATTTTTTCCAATATTTCTTAATTTTTGTGTTGTATTTCTTAAAAAATTAGGCATTACAATATATATATATATATATATAATACTTTTTTAATAATCCTATAATATAATTAATAATAGACTATGAATTCTAATAAAAATAACAATATTTCTCAGTTATTTAAGTTAATTAGTGAAAAAAAAACATTTTTAGGATTGATTTTTCTAAATTTGCTTCTTCAACATTACATTAGTTATTATGTAAGTGATAATATTAATTTAAACGCAATCAAAGATAAAGATAAAGATAAAAATACTAATAACTATAACGCTATTATTATTGCCTGCTATATATTAGCTACACTATTTATTTTACTTTTAATATTTGTTCCTATGTCTATGGTATTGAAATTTATAATATTTTCTCTCTTTTCAGTTGTATTTGGAATAATATATGTCTCTCTAAAACACAACTTTGACCCTGATTTTGTATATGGTACAGCAATAGGAACACTAATTGTGTTTGTTTTTATGGTATTATATGGGCTAGCACTAACAATGAGTGGTATTCAAGTAACTAATAAAATGGCTTTTGGTATATTTTATGCATTAGTGTTGTTAATAATAGTAGGTCTTGTGCAATATTTTATATATAATTATTTAGTTATTACAAAATTAGTGCTAATTGTTCTAGCTAGTTTATTTGCATTATATATTGTACATACAACTAACAATATATTGCTACGCGATTATGAAGGCGATTTTATAACTGCCTCGTTTGATTACTATATAGATATGTCTAATTTTTTAAGAGCATTAAAGGTAGACAATAACTAATTAAAATTTATACTATTTTACAGTATTTTATTTTACAGTATTTTATTTTATAGTATTTTATTTTATAGTATTTTATTATAATAATAATAAAATGAATTCTAACAGATCAAATTTAGCAAATAAAAGAAAAAACTCTATTTTTAAGAATGATATATCGCAAGTATTCAAGCTGATTTACGAAAAAAAAACTTTCTTTATGCTAATTATACTTAATTTAGTACTCCAACTTTATATTAGTTATTATGTAAGTGAAAATGTCAAAGTTGATGAGAAGAAAGATGCTAAAAAATTCGACGGCAAATTTATTGTCGCGTGTATAGCTGCGATTATTATCATTTTAATTTTGGCACTTATTACTATGCCTGCCTGGTTAAAATTTATATTGTTTTCTCTCTTTTCTGCTGCTTTTGGAATAATTTTAGCATATAGAAAATATGGAATAGATTCTGGTGTTATTAAGAGTGCTCTAGTCGGAACTGCTAGTATTTTTGTGTCTATGTTTATATTTGGAGTTGCACTAATAATGAGTGGTATTCAATTGGGTTTCAAGACTGCTCTAATATTGCTTTTTGCTTTATTAGCACTAATTATTATTAGCATTGTGCAAATTTTTATTGTTCAATCGTCGTTATTAAAAAAAATAATAGTCATAAGTTCGCTAATATTGTTTTCAGTATATATTGTGTATGATACAAACAGTATACTACAACGCAATTATAACGGCGACTTCATAACAGCATCATTAAACTATTATTTAGATGTAATAAATATTTTTAGCGCATTATTGAGTGAAGGCGAGTAAGGTAAGGCGATTAATATAAGGTGATTAAGGTATAGGAATAAACTTCCATCCTAAATCATCGCAAATTCTCTTCCATATTTGGTCTTGTTCTATGCGCTTTTCACGGTCTTTTAACATAGGAAAATATGGTAAAAAACTGCGTTCATTTAACAATTCACATAATTTATATAATGTATAATAATAGTTTAAAAAATTTACTCTTTCTTTAGGACAATATTTTGAATATGGCTTTTGTAGTTCCATAAATAAATTACATAGTGTTTCTTCGAGCTCTGCACTCATAATAGGTGGTCTAATTCCTAACTTATCTTTAATAAATGGTATATGTTCGTAATATTTATTATAGCCCAAGTTTTTCAATATTTCCTTAGTTTTTTTATTTGATAAGTCACTTAAACTTATGCGCTCTTTCTTTATTTGATTTTTAATGTTTTCAAAAACTTCATCGGGTATATTTGTGCTTTCTTTAGCCTGAAATTGCGCCAAAATTTCTTTTAAATGATTTATGCGTTTATACGCGTAAGAACAGACTTCTTTTGGTGGTTCTTTATATGATGGTTTATCTATATCTATTAAATATTTAATACTATTAGAGCAATTAGAGCATATTGTCATACCTTCGCTTTCAACAAATATTAACTCGCCATTATTACATATATTGCATATATCAGATGGATAAATAAACTTGTCATAATTTAAATAATTAGGGTCAATATTATTAAAATATTTATCTATATTTTTATTGCTATCATTTTTTACTAATACATTTTTATTTGATTGCTCCATTAAGTTATTAGAAGTGTCATCATTTATATTTAATGAAAAAAATTGTTTAACAATATTATTTTTGTCAGAATTTTCTACCATTTCATTAGATGATATATTTTTTTTATTTTCAAAATAATCAAAAATATATTTAGAATTATTTAAATAATAATTCTTTTCTTTATTTCTAAGAGCTTTTATTGTGTTCTTATTTTTATTAATAAGTTCTACTATTTCTGTCTTATTTTTTGCTTTAGTTAACATAAGTTCTAATTTATCAATTTGCTTTATACATTTAGGGATGACTACATCTTCATTATGCTTAAATGATTTTATTATTTCATTATGTTTATTATCAAGCGTAGTTTTTATAACGCCAGTTCTCTTCATATTAAGACTAATTATATTTTTAGTGTATTAAAAATTTATATATTAATTTTTGTAATTAAATAAAATAATTTAATTCGATTATAAAATTCAATTAATACATTTAATTTAATTAATTTAATTAATTAAATTAATTAAATTAATTAAATTAATTAAATTAATTTTAAAAAATTATTTTCTTTAGGAATATTATAAAAAAATGGCTGGTGGTTTAATGCAATTAGTCGCCTATGGCGCTCAAGATGTATATTTAACTGGTAATCCCCAAATTACTTTCTGGAAGGTCACCTATCGTCGTCATACCAATTTCGCTATGGAGTCGATTGAGCAAACTTTCAATGGACAAGCGGATTTTGGTCGCCGTGTTACATGCACCATTTCGCGCAACGGTGATTTGGCTTTCCGCACCTATTTACAGATTACACTTCCTGAAATCGGACAAAGCTTAAAAAACACCGCGGGTGATGTATACGCCAGATGGTTAGACTTCCCCGGTGAGCAATTAATTTCGCAAGTTGAAGTTGAAATTGGTGGTCAGCGTATTGACCGTCAATATGGTGATTGGATGCACATTTGGAATCAGCTAACATTATCAAAAGAGCAAGAACGCGGCTACTACAAAATGATTGGCAACACTACCCAATTAACATACATTTGCGACCCCACTTTCGCCAATGTTGATGGCCCTTGCTCTGCTGATGGTGTTCGTCAGGTGTGCGCTCCCCGCAATGCTCTACCAGAAACAACTCTATATGTTCCACTACAGTTCTGGTATTGCCGTAATCCCGGTCTAGCTCTTCCATTAATTGCTTTACAGTACCACGAAGTAAAGATTAACTTAGACATTCGCAACATCGAAGAATGCTTATGGGCTGTTGCTGACATTACTGGTTCGGGTGTCAAAGTTACAAATGCATACAAACAGTCGCTAGCGGCTGCCTCGCTCTTTGTTGATTACATTTTCTTAGACACCGACGAGCGCAGACGTATGGCGCAAAATCCCCACGAATACTTGATTGAACAGCTTCAATTCACCGGTGATGAATCGGTTGGTTCATCGTCCAACAAAATCAAATTGAATTTAAATCACCCGTGCAAAGAATTAATTTGGGTTGTTCAGCCCGATGTAAATGTTGATTATTGCGCATCGCTTACCAGCAACCATTCGCTAAATCACTTGCTAGGCGCTCAGCCATTCAACTACACAGATGCTTTAGACGCGCTACCCAATGCTATTCACGCCTTTGGTGCCAAGACCCTTGTAAGCAGCGGTGCATTTGTTAATGGTTCGTCGAGATTTGAAGATCCATTTGCTAGTCCATTAGTACCTACCTCGGGTTTCGTAACATCGACTGGTCCAAATAATATGACTGAATCTGGTGTATCGGATGCTGGAACATTCGTTTTAGCTGAAACAGCGCTAGACATGCACTGCTGGGGTGAAAATCCAGTTGTAGTTGCTAAATTACAGCTTAACGGTCAAGATCGCTTCTCGGAGCGTGAAGGCACATACTTCGACCTTGTTCAGCCATTCCAGCATCACACCCGTGCTCCTGACACCGGTATTAATGTTTACTCGTTCGCTCTAAGACCCGAAGAGCACCAGCCTTCCGGCACCTGCAATTTCTCGCGCATTGACAATGCCACTTTACAGCTAGTCCTTTCAAATGCGACTGTTCAGGGTGTCTCGACTGCTAAAGTGCGCGTATATGCGGTTAACTACAATGTGCTCCGCATTATGTCGGGTATGGGTGGTTTAGCGTACAGCAATTAAATAATATATGTTACTTTTTACAGTCTTATTTTTACTTTTCTTAAAAATAAAAATAAAATAAAATAAAATAAAATAAAATTAAAATATAATATAATAAAATATAATATAGTTCATTATTAAAATGAACATTAGTTTGGTTTTGAATAGTTTTTATATGACATATGTTTTTTTACTTACAACCGGTGTAATAACATTTATTGAAGCATTGCGATCTCCTATTCCAATGGTGCGTCATATTTTAAATTTAGAAACATGTATTTCTATTGTAGCGTGCTATTTTTATGGATTATTTATTTCTACAATTAATAAGTCGGAAGAAGCAGAAAAAGAGAAATCTGAGAAAAAAAATGATGATTCAACAAAAACTATTCCTATAGAAAAAATTAATAATATGCGTTATTGTGATTGGGTTATTACAACACCATTTATGTTATTAGCTCTTTGTATGTTATTAGGTTACGAAAATAAAATACAAGTAAAAATGTATCCATATTTATTAGCTATAGCTTTCAATTTTGTTATGTTGGCATTTGGTTATATAGGAGAACTAAGACTATTAAATAGAAATATAGCAAGCTTTATGGGTTTTATATTCCTATTTCTAACATATGGCACAATTTGGAAGCTTTTTATGACAGGTTCAAAAATAACATACCAATCTAAATTTGTATTTTGGATATTTTTAGGAGTATGGTCGCTATATGGAGTATTTTATCATACAGACGAATATACTAAAATGTTAGGATATAATATTTTAGACTTAATAGCTAAAGCAATAATAGGTTTATTCTTTTGGTTATATTTAACAAAATCAGTAGTATTTTAATCTATTATTTTAATCTATTATTTTAATATAAATAGATGACTTGTCAAATAAATGACTTATCAAATATTATAATAGAAAAAGATGAATACAGGAGAATAAGAAAGCATAGTGCTATTAAATTACCTAGTACATTAGCAGATTTGAATATACCTAAATATATTAACTATTATAATGAGTGTTATAATAATGAAAAGAAACTATATAGAGAATACTTCAAAATAGAAAAACATCCATATCAAGAAAAGAATAAAACATATATTTCTTCCAAGTCTAATAAAATAAGTATAGTAGAAAAATTAAATCAAATTAAAAAAATATTAGATGAGTTAACAGCAAATGAAGCAAATGAAGCAAATGAAGCAAATGAAGCAAA